TGGTACTATAGTTCATTATGATTCATTTTTAAATGGTATAGTTAAAAATTATGGTGCAGCTATGAAAAATGGAGAAGATTATTCATGGGATGTTGCTACTTATAAAGCCATACTTGATAATGGAAAACCATTATGGCCTTCACGTTGGCCTCTTCCAAAATTAGAAGAAAGAAAACAATTCTATGTAGATTCAGGAACTCCTGCTAAATTCTATCAAGAATACATGAATCAGGCAAAATCTCCTGAAGACCAAATATTTAGTGAAGATGATATAGTAGACAATTTTTATAAAGGAAAATTAAAATTTAATGAAGAATGTAATTCATGGTATATAACATTAGATGATGGGAGGACTGAATATGTCAATATTTACATGGGGGTTGACCCTGCTTCAACTCTTTCTGTTAGGAACGATTATAGCGTTATCATGGTTATTGGTGTTACCGCTGACTATGATTATTATATTATTGAGTATTGGAGACAAAGAGTATTACCAATGGACTGTGCAGAAGAGATATTTAAGATTGCAGAACGATATAGACCAATTAAAAGAATAAATATTGAAACAATATCATATCAGGAGATGTTGAGGGATTATATACATAAGAAAAGTAAAAAGGAAGGAAAGTTTCTTCCTGGTATAGAACAAGGAATAAAGAATTACGGAAATCAAAAAAAGAAGGATAGATTATTTGAAGGACTCCAACCAATGTTTAAAGCGGGTGCTGTGCATCTAAAAAAGGATATGCATGAGTTTATTGGTGAATTATTAGATTTTCCCAAAGGTTCTCATGATGATACTATAGATGCGTTTTGGTTATCAACTCAATATGCAAAAGGAAATAAAAAAGCTGGTACTGCTAAGAAATTTAAGAATAGTAGAAATGAGTGGGAAAAACCAAAAAAGAAGTACAATTGGGTTACAGGAGCAAGGTATTGATTAATACCTAAAAATTATTTATATTTATAGTTATGATTGAACAAGATAAAAGAGCAACAGAGATAAAAGAACTTTGGAAAAGATGGGATGATGCTCGTAAAGAGTGGGCTGACCATGCAAGAGAAGATATTGATTTTTATTTAGGTAATCATTTTAGTGAAGCAGAACAAAGTGAATTGGAATCAAGAAATCAATCAAATATACCTTTAGATAGGATTTATTCTGCTATTGAACAGTTTAAGGCTATTATAACATCTAAACCTCCAAAATTTTCGGCTATGCCGAGAGAAGACTCAGATAGCGATTTAGCTAATGTATGGAAAACAATACTTGAATATATATGGAATATATCTGATGGTAATGAAATTTTCAAACAGGTTGTGCATGATTATGCAGTTACAGGATTAGGATATTTTTATGCATATACTGATATTGAAGCTGACTATGGTAGAGGTGAAATTAAATTTACCTATGTAGACCCGTTTAGAGTTATTGTAGACCCTAATGCTAGAAGTAGATATTTTGATGATGCAGCAGGAATGATGCTGTCAACTATATTTACTAAATTTCAATTGTTAGATTTATATCCTCAATTAAGCGAAGAACAAGAAGATGGAAAACAAATGATTGATTTAATTGAAGGATATTATGAAGATGATACATACCCTTCTCCTCTTAATAATAGAATTAAAGGAAGTTTTACTCCTGATTATATAAAAGATGCTGATAAAGGAGAAGGTTCTGAAAAATATCAATTAATAGAGTATTTCCATAAAGTGAAAGTTCCATATTATAGAATACTTAATATGGAAACTCAAGAAGAAAGAATATTAGATTCTAAAAATATGGAACAATTCTTATCTGACGATAAGGTTAAAGGTGCTGTTGAAGCTGGCGTAATTGATATAGTAGAGGTTACACAAACAAGGATTCAATTAACTTGTATTCTTGGTCAAACAATATTATATGAAAGAATTTTAAATACAGATAAATATCCTATTATACCTGTTCCTAATATATGGACAAATACTCCATATCCAATGAGTGATGTTAGGAAAAATAAAGATTTTCAAAGATTTTTAAATAAAACAATGTCTTTAATTACATCTCATGCACAAGCATCTTCAGGATTAAAATTACTTATTCCTCAAGGAAGTGTTGATGATATAGAGGAATTGGAAAGAGATTGGGCAAATCCAAATGCAACAATTGAATATGACCCATCTTTTGGAGAACCTCATTTTCCATCTCCTCAGCCATTATCTAATTCAGTAATGCAATTACCACAATTGATTGAAAAGTATATTGATTTAAATATGGGTATATTCGAAATGATGCAAGGTAATACTGAAGTAGCCCCTAAAACATCATCGGCAACAATGATGCTTGAGGATTTTGGTCAAAGAAGAAGTAAATCAAAATTAAGAGATATTGAAGGTTCTTTAAGAAGATTAGGGCAAGTTGTTTATAATCTATGTAAAGAGCATTATACATATAAAAAAGTTTTTAGAGTTGTACAGCCAAATAATGATATGAGTGAATATATGGTTAATCATTATAATGACAAATCTCAGGCTATTGGCGAGATGATGAATGATTTAACTATAGGTCAATATGATATAAACATAATAGGTAATACAACGATGCCTTCAAATAGATGGGGTGAATGGTCTATATATATGGAAGCATATCAAGCAGGGCTTATTGATAGAACTGAGGCATTAATGAAAACTGATATATTTGATAAAGAAGGAGTATTGCAAAGAATGGATATTGTTAATAAATTACAACAACAATTACAGCAAGCTCAAGAAGGAATTAAAAATTTACAAGGTGATTTACAAACAGCTAATAGAGAGTCAGTCTCAGCTAGGAAACGTACAGAAGTTGAGAAATTCAAAGCTGAACTTAAATCACAGGAATCACAAACTAAGTCTGCTACTAATTTAGCAGTTAGTAAACTTGAAAATGCAGTCGACCTCGAAACAGAAAAATTACGTTTACGTAATAAAGCTAACGAGAAATTGCAAAGAAAAGGAGAGTAATGGATAACGCATTAGGAAATGAAAATCTTGAAAATCAAGGTGAAATCAAAGATAATGTAGGGCAAGATGAAGCAACACAGAATGGAGAGTCTGGAGATGGTTGGGAATCTCAAGCTAAGTATTTTCAATCAGAAAAAGATAAACTACATGCTGAAAATCAAACTTTAAAGAAATATGAACAGATTGGACAAATGTTGGAGTCTAGACCTGATATTGTACAAACAATATCTGGAATGGTTCAAGGCCAACCAGCACAAACTGAACAACGTATATCTTTAGATAAAGATGAGTTTGACCCTTGGGAAGCCTATAATGACCCATCGTCTAAGTCGTATCAATTTCGACACCAAGAGTTACAAGACTCTATTAATAACGCAGTTCAAAGTCAAGTAGGACCAGTAGTAGGACAGGTTCAAAAGCAAGTTGGTATGAATCAACTTACAGGAGAACTTGAAAAAAGAGGATTAAATGAAGAACAAATACAATCATTTTATGAATTTGCTCAAAAGAATCCTGCCGAATATGGTATTGATGGTGCAATTAATATGTGGAGTTCTGTGACTCAATCTCAATCTGGTGAAGAAGGACAAAAAACCAATCCATTAGATAACATTCGTCAAAATCAGAATGTTCCTCAACAAGCTGGAATCCTTAATGGACAACAGCCTGTTAAACAATCTGATGACGATGCTAGGTGGAAAGGTGTATTGTCAGCTTCTAGGGTTGGGAATAAAATACCATAAACTAGAATATAACAAAAAGGAGATGTCATAATGGCAAATCAAACTGGAACATTATATTCGTATAACGTTGACCAAACTGGAAACAGTGTACCAGCAGCAGTTGGTGCATCGGCTGACTTAAGACGAATACATAACTTTGGCGAGAGAGTCGCTGAGTTATCTCCAGAAGAATCTCCCTTTTTTGTATATCTTAATAAGGTAGCAAAAGTACCAACGGATGACTCAGTCTTCCGTTTCTTAGAAAATCGTTCAAAAATCGATTGGACAAGCAGAAACTTTTTTGTTGATGGAACAGCTTTAACTGACGTTGTAGCTGATTCAACATATTCAATAACAGTTGATGATAATGCATCATCTCCTTCAAAAGTTGATTGGCTTGTTAAAGGCATGGTTTTTGCGGTTGAAACAGATAGAACAGCACAATCACAAGTAATATTCAGAGTTGAGGGAATTACTCAAAACTCTGCTGATACTACATTAAGTGTGAGATGTATTTCTTTATCTAATTCAGCTAACGATTCAGATAACTATAATGACATTGAAGATGGTAATGAATGTCAAGTTATAGGTACTTCATTTGCTGAGGGTTCAGGTTCTCCTGATGTTTGGTCAAGTCAATTAGACGATGACTTCGGATATTGTCAAATATTTAAAACAGCAGCAGAAATGACAAATACAGCAATTGCTACAAATTACAGAGGATATGCAAATGAGTGGGACAGAATCTGGAATTTAAAACTAAGAGAACATAAAGTAGATATTGAAAGAGCTATGCTTTTCTCAATGAGAGCAAGAAGCGATAGCTTACAATATTCAGAAGGTATAGTAGGACATATACTTGCAAATGCAACTGCAGTAGCAAGTGGTAGTGCTTCTTATACTTCTGGGGCTTCTTATATGTTTTCACAAGCAGCAGCAAGTGTAACATATGATTCTTTATTAAGTGATTTTGAAGTATTATATGACCCTGCAAGGGGTGGCAATAAAAGTAAACTAGGATTAGCAAGTAGACCTGTTATTAGCTATTTTAATAAATTAGCTGGTTTCGCTGATACATCAACAGCTTTAGGGTCTGGTGATAATTATAGATATAACTTTAATGCCTCACAACGTGATGGTGCTTTTGGTCATTCAATTATGCAAGTAAACACAGTACATGGTGACTTATCCATGATTTCTGAACCTATGTTCAGAGGTATTGCAAGTGGTTATTTAGCGTTAGTTGATTTAGACCACGTTGCTTACAGACCTTTGGTCGGAAATGGTCTTAATCGTGATACTCATATTATCACAAACGTACAACAAGCAGACGAGGATTTAAGAAAAGACATGATTCTTACAGAAGCAGGTCTTGAAATTACAATCCCTGAAACACATGCTTTGTATTCGTTTACTGACCTGTAAGGAGGGTGACAAATGAGAAGTGACAGATTAAATGTAAATAGTAGTAATTACAATAAGGAATATCCATCAAATACAGTCTTTAAATGGAATTACATTGATTGTGCCTATCCAATAGTTACAAGTCTTGGTAATTCAGGAGATGGTGTTATGGCTACGGAAGATAAGTTTGGTATGATTTTCCCTGGCCCTAATGGTGAATGGTATCCTGCAACAGGAATATCAATCGGAGCATTTACAGCAGCAGGCAAAACCCCTCAAGTTGACGGAAGTGTGCCAGCAACTGATACAGCGTCTACAGCAGCAGGTCTTGACTTGCAAATGGATTGTGAAACAGCTGGAGCTGATGTAGGTCTTGAAATGGTATTAGGTGGAGGCCCTCTTGGTGGTAACCATGCTTTCACAATTGGTACTCATACAGGATATATTGATGCAACATTCTTCACTGCTGATTGGACTGATTTTGACTTAGCTTGTATTGGATTCAGAAAAGTTCAGGACTTCGATGATGGTCATGTTCCAATCTTAAAAACTGCGGCATCAGGTAATGGTATTTATTCTGATTATGCAGCTTTTGGAGCAATGGGTGATACAAATCTTGAGACAGCTACTGAGTTAAATACTGGTGGTGCGTCTACTTCAACTGATTTAGGTGCTTCTGTGCCAGTTGATGCTCAAAATCTAAGGTTAAAAATGCATATTTCTTCAGGCGGAGTTGTTACATATAACTTCGTAGTGAATGCTGTAGCAGGTGCGGGCACATTAGCTCCACCAGCATCAGTAGCATCTTTTACCTTTGATGATGGAGATGTTGTAGTGCCTTACATTGGTACTCTAAGTGATACAGCAGCAGCTGATGAACTTTTTTTAAAAGACATTACTGTTAAAAAGTATCCAAGTACAAGTGCTTACGCTACACAAGTATAATCCAAATTCATAAGGATTAATAGTTTTGTAGAACTATGGGAGTTGTCGTATAAAGGGCGACTCCCGAATCTACTAAAGAATTCAAATTTTATAATTAAGGAGAAAATATGGCGTTTGTATCAAAGTCATTCATAGGAGACGCAACAGCTTTAACTAATGCTGATACTGATGGAAGAGGAGTCGATTCTTTAGCAAAACAAGTTGAAGATTATCTTAGCAATCAAACAAGTGAAGTTGGGACATTAGCAGGGAGTGCTGGAACAAGAGAAGTACAGGTTAGTTGTTGTTCATTAAGAGGTGATAGAGTTTTTATAATAGTTACTGCTGAAAACACCGCTTAGGAGGATTTATGGCAAATGTAATTAGAGCAAAATCATTTATAGCAGATGCAACAGCTTTAACTAATACCCAGACAGATGGAAGAGGTAATGATGGTATATCTAAGTTAGTTGAAGACTATCTTACTACTCAAGATTCTGGAGGTTCTTCTACTGATATAGATACAATTTTTTCAGTAACATCTTGCAAATTAAGTGGCGATAAAGTTTTTGTTTTAGTAGTTTTAGAAGACGACATTGCTGGTGGAGGTGGCTAGATTAATGTCTAATAGAGACTATAAAGACGAATATAAAAAGTTCCAAAAACACAAATCTGATTATCGTGCTAAATTAAACAAATACAATCGTGATAAAGGCACTTATGGAAATGGTGATGGGAAAGATGCATCCCATGGAGAAGGTGGAGAAATTGCAGGTTTTGTTGAATCAAGTACTAACAAGGGTAAAAATGAAAAGAGTAGATTGAAAGGTTCTGAGAGAAAAAATTATGCTAAAAATGGTGGTTTAATGAATGGTAAACCACATTCAGAAGGCGGTATTGATATTAATGTTGAAGGTGGTGAGTATATAATTAATAAGGGTTCAGTAAATGCGTCAACTGAGCCTTATTTGGAATATATTAATCAACATGGTAAATTACCATTAAGTATTGACGCTAGAAAAAGGAGAAAGTAATGCCAAAAGTAGGAGAAAAAGAATTTGCATATACTCCAAAAGGAGTTGCGGAAGCAAACAAAAAATCTGCAGAGACAGGTATTCCTGTTTCAAATGCTATTAATAGAGGAGAAAGTTATCAACTTGGAGGATTAGTTCCAGGAATGACAGGATTTGGACAAAGACCAGGAGTTAACCCTCAAGCACAAGGAATTGGTCAAAACCCAATGGTTGACCCTTTAGCAAGGTTTGATAAAGGTGGAAAAGTTGAAGAATATAAAAAAGGTGGACAAACTAAAAAGAAAAAAGCAGGAGTTCAGCAACCTAAATATAAACCTTATGAAAAACCAGCCTTAAGCGCAGAGCAGGAAAAGAAAAAAAGACATAAGGGAAAAACAAAAGAAGAAATAGCTTTAGCTAAAAAAATAGGAACTACGCCTACACCTTATATTCCTTCATCTGGAAGAGAATAGTGAAAATCATATATTGTCAATGTGGTGAAAAGACTGAGATTAAAAAAGGTCAAGCAAAAGAATGCTCCTGTGGTAAAGTATTTGGAGTAAGAAGTAATAATATATCTGATTACATAAATATGAGGAATACTTGGAGTGGACAAACAAAAGTTGAGTTCAATCAAACAACTATGGAAAAAGATATAAAACAAAGGAATAGTAGATAATGGCTACATTTCAAGCACAAGTCACAGGTTTAACTAATATTAGTATATCTAGTAGTGGTACAAATCCAATTGAATCAGAGTTAACCACGTTTTTAACTGATGGTGCAAAAGAAATTATTAATATTCTTCCTTATGATTTAAAAGAAAAATGTGCTTCAATTTCTATTGTTAATGCTACAAATGGAACAACTTTAGATATGGATGCTGGGGGGGACATATTACAAGTAACTCGCCTTTCTGCTAATTCTGGAGGTTATTATATTCCTTGTAGGCAATTACATCC